TCGCCTCAAGCCAGAACGGTACGCCCGCCACCGGCTCAAGCCCCGGCATTTTTCCCGCCACCATCTGGGAGAACACCTCCCCGTCCCGCAACCATGTGCGTAACAAAAGGCGCTCCAGTACCGGGCGCGTATATTGTCCGGTCACGTCCGGCGACACGGACCACTCTGCCCATCTGGCGTGGATTTGTTCCGCCAGCGCGTTATTCAGCGTTCCGGCCACCGTCAGTGGTTGTGGCTCAACGATGATCCCCTTAGCCCCGATAACGCGCTCTTCCATCTTATCGAGCGCCCCCACCACCAGATCGTGATTGTTATCGAACCAGCGGGCCTGCTCCCGCAGGGACTTTCCGGCAATCTGGTTTAGTTGATTGGCGTTGCGGTTTTCACGCTTAATTTTATGTGTCCGGGTGGGTATTGCAGCCTCGTAAGCTTTTATTACTGCCCGCGATCGGAGTCTTGATACAGCCCATCCCGGCGACATCATGCTGATAGCTTTATCGATAAAATTCATGACAACCTCGCCCGGGTGAAAAGCCGTCGCGGATTATTTAACCGCTGTAACCTGTCTTCAATCTCGCGGCGCCCCTTCCTGATTTCCTCCAGGCTTTCCATTGTCATTGACTGACCGTTAAGCATGATGGACTTGCCTTTCAGTACAGCAAGCTCGGCCTCCAGATAGGCGTTGTACAACTCCTGTAGCCCTGCCCTGGTCATAACCACCCTCCTCCGGAACCACCGCCCCAGGCGGGTAAAATTTTTTTCTTCCTGGCTTTCACGGCTTTCTCTCCTCCTTCGTGTTGCCCCTGCTGGCGAACCTCAACAGGCTGCGTGGTTTTTGCGGCGTCTTTTTCCGGTAAGCGAGCCCATCCTGGTGGTTTTTCCCAGTTGATTCGCTCATAGCCACGGAGAATAGCCAGCGCGTGGGCGTAACACATCAGATCGAGCGCCTCGTTATTACCGCGTCCCGGTTTTTTCCACTTTCCGTCTGCGCTGCGCTCTTCATAGGTCAGTTCCTCGTAGAACCACGGCCCCAGCCAGTCAGGAAAATGAATGTAATTCGCCCCCGGCTCCTCACGCTCCAGTGCGGCAGCTACCCTGTCTTTCAGGGCATTGGTCTGTAACAGATACAACGGCACATCCCCCCTGGCTTTTGCCCGACGTTCTGAGCGTTCGGTGTTATCGGGATAGGTTTTGGTGATCAGCTTCTCGCGTCGGGTACTGTCTCCCTTGAACAGATAAACGCGCCCGGCAACGCCTTTTCGCTTACACCTTCGCCAGAACGCGTAGGCATTATCGGTAACACCGTCTTCACCACCTGAGTCCACCGCCATTGCCAGTACCGGCATAAACTGTTCAGGATCTGCCGCCAGCGGATACGTCTTTTCCAGCACATCCGTTCTCAGCAAATCCCAGTCTTCCGGTCTTGCAGCCGGATTGACAGGCTGGCTTTCGCCATCCTCATTCACTCTCAGGGAATAACGGATGTTGTAGCGGTCAATGATCCAGCGTTCACCATATGCGCCATAGCCCACTACCTGGACCACAAAGCGCCGCTTTTTACCGCCCTGTACGTCAACGGTTGCCACAATAAAACGCACCCCGTCAGGAACGGTACGTTTTGATACGTCCTCAGCGCGTGCCATCAGCGCGTCACCGCTGCGTGCCTCCAGCGAGCGACGGGACTGATAGGGTAATCCCCAGTCCGTATTGATGACGGCTTTCAGGGTTTCCTCGCTGCCGGTTCGTTCGTATTCCTCTTCGGCGGTCAGCAGCTTGTAAACCAGTTGCGCCCAGGTCTGATAAGCCGCCGCCGGTCCCTCCATCCAGAAACTGGCGATACGTGAGCGGCGGGCTTCGCCGGTAATATTGCCGTCGCGGTCAATGTGCTGACCTTCCCGCAACCAGACGCCACGATTATTCAGCTCACGCTTCTGCTGTGGTTCAGTCAACTTATGGCAGTGTGGGCACTGAATCCGCGCTGCTTCACTGGCCTCCATAGGGTCGGCAATATGGCGATAGCCGGTCATATTCGCCATTGATGGCTGAAAATATTCGCCACAATGCGGACACGGCCAGTACCAGCGACGACGATCGCCACGGTTGTACAGGGAAAGTATTCCTGTGGTCGGCGGTGCTTCGTGCGGTAATGACGGTTTCCATCTGGTATCGGTAATTTCCCGCCCCGGCGAGCTCTCCACCAGTGTCATACCCAGCGACATAAACGTTGTGGTACGCTTCGACGCCAGCGAGAATGCATCCCCCTCACCATCAACATCTTCGGGGAACCGATCGTAGTCAGTCAGCGCCACACATTTAAAATCCGAAGACGAAAAAACATTGATTGATGGCCAGCCAATTTTCAGAAACGAGCCATCACGAAACGTTTTATCATGCACATTATTATCGTTACGGTGAGGGCTGAGTCTTCTTGCTATCGCCGGACTGTGGCGAAACATCTTTGCCAGACGCCGCTTTGAGTGCTCCTGCGCCTTGTCCTGAGTCATCTGAACCACCAGCATGTCAGACGGATCGCAGACAATATTGTAGGAAATCCAGCCGTCAATCAGCCCCAGCGTCTTACCGGTTCTTGCCGGGGCGACAAATACCACGGCATCGTAGCTGCGTGATGACAGGCAGTTCATGGCTTCCACCACATAGGGGGTCAGGGTGGATTCCCATGCCACAGAATTTCCCGCATCGCGTGGTACGCGCATATATTTTCTGACCGCATCCGATATCTTCATCCTGCGCGGCGGCCTGAACATCGATGAGATATCACATCCGGCAACAACAGCAGAGGCTAAACTATTCCTGCTCTTCCTCTTGCCCTTCGTCACCGTTGTCATCATCATCTCCGTTTATAGCATCCGCGCAGGCCTGGTATGTCATGCTGGCCAGATCTTCCCTGAGTTGATCAATAATTTTTTGCGTCATTTCCAGCGCATCAGGCGGCAATGCCGCATCCCTTTCCAGTAAGTCCGGCAGTATCTCCAGTGTCTTGACGACCGTTTTTGCCATGACAGCATAAACGCTCAGCACCTCGCTGGCCGGGATCAGAGTTCTCATCTCCTTTTCCAGCTCAATACGCGTCATTTCCGACTGAAACCATGCCCGTCGATCTGAGGGTTTCATCTTATTGGGGTCATTCTCCCCGGTAACAGCCGGCATCGTCATCATGGCGGTCAGAATATCCACCAGCCGGTAGATTTTCAGGTTACTACCGTTCCCACCTGAGGTTTTTACGCCCTTCAGCCTGCTGGCGATGGTCTGTCGGTGTGCACCAGTGATGGCCGAAAGCTGTGTGATGTTTAATTCGAGGCTTTTAATTTCCTGATCCACAGTCGTGCTCTTTTCCTGTATACGGTGAAAATGGCGTTCAGTGTCGAACAAAAAACGTACCACTTCGACACTGAAAACAGTAAATGTATTGATTTTTAAGGTTATTTTTCAGTGCTGACAGAGACTAAAAAATCAAAAATCAGCCGATTCCCGCGAGCCCGAAGCCACCCGTGGCGCACCCTGCCCAGGAGTACCTTTTTGATATAGTCACTATTTATTATTATTTTTCCTGCATTACTGTGGCATTGGGTACGAATGTACGCCTGCGCCCCTTCGAGTTGCTTTTGCATCGTCTTTACTCGCTCTCTGAGGGTGAAATAATCCCGTTGAGCGGAGTCTGCCAGTCTGGGGCTGGCTGCATTATCCACGCGGGCGGTGGAGGTGGATTTACCTGTCGGCACTGTGGGGCATGTTGCGTTGACGAGCAGGCGACGACGGCCAGCGGCAACATCATCGCGCAAAGCATCATTCTCAGATTTCGCATCAGCTAATTCCTTTGTGTATTTTGCATCGAGGGCGGCGACGTCACGCTGGCGCTTCGTCATGTCAGTAATTGTCGCGTTCGCCAGCGCCAGCTTATGAGTAACGGTGTCGCGCTGCTCTTTGTACTTCACCGCGTTACCGTGGTAGTGGTCAGTGGCCCATGCCAGCGCTGCGATCACTATCAGCAACGAGACTATTACGCCGGTGGTTATACGATTCATGTCACCACCAACGGATTTGTCCTATCAGATAGCCAATAGCGGCGACAAACAGTACCAGCCAGATCAGGACAAATTTCCAGTTTGGTAATTGCTCAATCATTAGTCGCAACTCCCTAATCAGTTTGCTAATATCAATCACAGGTTCTCCCTTGCCTTCATCAAGGTGCAGAAACAGAAAACCCCGACTGTTTGCAGCAATCGGGGTTTTCGCTTTTATATCCTTCGTAAATCAGAAATCGGCAGATTTTGTGTTATCCGCGTCCGTGGCGCCATGTCATTTTTGGTGAATTATTCCGCTGACAACAATTTATTGTTCAATACCCCAGCACGCCAGCGCCGATTCCTGGTCGCGTCGTATCACCTGGCCGTAACACTGATTTTCCCTGTTGTGGCAGTCTTTGCCGCCGTCATATATCCAACGGCGGATTTCTGCACACGCTCCCTTACGATCTCCTGCGTTGAGCTTCCGGTAAAACGTGGACGGAAAACATTTACCGGGACCGATGTTATACGGACAGAACGACGCAATACCGGTTTTCTGCGGTTCAGTCAGCGGTATATGAACATGTTTATTTACCCATGACAGCGCTTTATCCCGCTCGATGGCGTTGTAATGGTCGCACTGGCTTTGTGTCAGTCGCTGGCCTTTCACGACGGGTTTACCATCGATACGGGTCACGCCACGGCATACTGACCAGACGCCGCCGTTATCACGAACGGCCACCAGCGTATTTCCTTCCCGCTCCTGTAAAAACTGGTCGAGTAGCTGCGGTGCGCTGGCACCGGCGGCAATCAGCGCCAGCATGGCGGCGGAAAGACCGTATTTAACTTTTGTCCTGACCGCCATTACTGCCCTCCGGCATTTCAGATACCGCCAGCATTTTTAACGTGCTGTCATGGTCGTTTTTTTCCAGAATCCGGGCGATTAGCCTGTTACGCTCTTCCATCGCGGCAGCCTGTCTTGCCTGAGCCTGCTCTGATTTCTTTTTGTAATGCTTATTAACCAGAAACGTACCAATACCCAGAACAATACCTATCAGCGCGCCATAGTCGTTTAACGTCCACTGGGCGCATATGCCGCTGATTAATGCCCAGATGTAGGCCAGCCATGTCGTATGTTTATCCATTGTCATAACTTCCCCTGTCCGGGAAATGGACTACCCGGATGTCGGGTAAGTGGAAAAAGAAAGGCCGCGCAATAGCGCAGCCTTGTGATGGGTGCGGGAGCCAATCCCCGCTACGTGGCAGTGGTATACAGAAAATCAGGGGTATGATTTACGCAGCTAATATTTCAAGCCGTCTTCCAAGCGCCGCCAGCGCGTTCTATATCTAAGCTGGTGGTTGTAACGGCCCCGACAGTACTTCTGCTTCACCGTTATGGCAGATATCATCGCCCCTTGTCAGATGCCAGACACCGACAATAAGCTGTCCTGATTCCAGATCGTCAACTGTGTCATTCGTATAGTATGCCACCTGAACAACACCGTTATGCTGAATCCAGTAATACCCTTCTTTCATTCACACCTCCGCAAGACTAAGCAAATAGTATAGGGCGAAGCAGAAAATGCCGCGGTGCAAGAAACCACAACTCAAATCCTGTTGTACAGGCTGCTCTTTCCAGTCATAGCCTCACCACCGATAGCTCAGATGGCGCAGTGTGTGATGAAAAGGGTCAGGCTTCACGGGCTGGATTTATCAACAAAACACGTAGCGGATGGTGCCCGGTGCCTGAAAAAGAAAAAGGCCACCGAAGCGACCTAATGAAATTGGTAATGTGGATACTGCCAAGTTAAATCCGTTAAAGCCTATTAAGAGATTCAGCCTGTATTTCTTGAAGTACCGCTGCCGGCGAATCAGCCTGTACGATTCCCGAGAAGACACAATCTGGATCATTAATCATGTGCCTGGACTTCGCTCTCTTTGCCTCATTCCGGTCCGAAAACTCCTCGGAAACATTTAAATGCTTACCCGATGACATCCCTTTCGGCTTGTATTGAAAAACGTAATAGAACCCCATATCGCCCTCCCCCTGTGATTTGACACCAAGGGAATATACCACCAAAAAAACAAAAACCCCGCCGAGGCGAGGTTCTTAATTCTTGTAACGTCACAGGCATAATAACCCATCGTTGGAATCAGGTTAGCCATTTTCCGTTAAGTTTGCAATAGCTAAATTATTTTGGTCATCGAGTCACGTTTCCCAGAACCTTTTCTGCATACGATTCCTCAATATGGCAATGCTCCACCAGCCGATCGAAAAACAGTTTATAGTTGTACCGCCATACCATTTCCGTTACTCCTAGTGCTTTAAAAATCTCGGTATCTTTGAGACGTGGGTAGCCTCTTCCCTTGCATCTTGGGCATTTTTTATAAACCGGCACGCCCTGCAACTCAGATTTTTTCTTATCGAGAATTTCTCCGCGTCCCCGGCAACGACATTCATTTTTCACATGGCCTTTGCCATCACACGCCTTACACACTACGCGCACCTGCTCACGAACTGATTTCCACACCTCCCAGTCGGACGGAGAAATACCTTTCGTATCTTTTACCCATTTTGGTGGCTTACCATCCGGGTAAGTAACCTTGTTCGTGAAAACCTCAGCATCAATTAATTTAGCACCATGACAGCTACTGCACGTCACCAGGCTGGCCGCACTGAGGGAATAATCGCGAAATACATAACGCGCCATAGTGTCGAGAAATTTTGAGCGCTTACCCTTTTCCATTTTCCGTAATGCCCCATGCCGTTCTGCACGCTGCTCTGCTAATTGCCTGATGTAGGCGATGATATTTTCAGAAGATAAAACCCCGGCTTTTGCCAGATACAATTCAATACCCACTGCGGCTTTTGCAGTAAGTAGCCCGAGAGATGCCATTACGTCAGTAATAGTCAGCGTATCAGACGTTATTCCGCATGGTACTGCGCCGGGCATCATGGATTTAGGTGAAAAATATTTCGGTAAGGACTCAAGATTCATTTCGATGCTCCCGTTTTGCTTCAATGCGGACGTAATTACGAAGAATGCGATATGCCACAGGAAAAGATCCCCGGTATCGATAAATTCGGAGACGCAACCAGCGCATGCGGAGTATCTCGATCAGTTCTGGTTTCATGCGGCCTCCAGCTTTTTTAGCGCACGCAGATCCGCCAGTGCCGCGAGCCTGATTTCCTTCAGCTCCTCGACCGTCCAGCGGTGCGGGGTGTTATTGTTCTCGAGTGCCAGCACCGCCGCCTCCCCGTAACGCTCAACCAGCGCGGCACGATATGCTTCGATGTTCCCTGATTTGTAGACGTTGCAGACATCACACTGAAGATGGATGTTGAAGCGAGTGAAGCGCAGATGCCCGGCGGCGGCCGTACTCCTGTAATGGCCTGCATGCCATGCGAATGCCGTCTTCGTTCCACAGGAGATGCAACCGAGTCCTTCTGCCAGTTCGGTTTCGCGGCAAATGTCATTTACGGCGCGCTGCGTCAAGTCAATCCAGTGTTTCAGCGGCTTAACCGCGGCTTTCCGCTGGCGCCAGGCGGCGCGTTCTTTTTTCTCAGCGGCGCGCTGAAGGGATTGCGCCTTACGTTGCGCGGCTTCGCGAGCTTTTCTGGTCTGTTCTTTGCCGACGGCGCTGGCGCACTGGTACGAGCAAACGATCTGCCCCTCGCGTATC